TTACAAACTCTTCCATTACTTCACCAGACTCTTCTCTGATTAGCTTTAATCTTAGTTCTAGTAGAGTTGTTGTCCACTGTTCATCTATAGGATGTTTAAACTTACTGTGAAACTCCTGAACTATGTCTTCTCTATTTTGTAATTTCATCATATTCATCCATTAACCTCTTTAAATAAAATTCAGCTTTCTTTAAGTCTTCCATGCCATTCTTGTATCTGTAACGCCATAGATACTTAACTATGTTGCCTTGCAAGTAATATTGATACCCATCTGATGTTGCTGCACGTATAGCATCTAAACATTCTATACCTCTTGCATTGTAGTGTGGTGGATGATTTACCATATCTGTTCCTGTACCTGTACTACACACAACGCATTCAGGACATTTTAAATTATCATCTAGTATGTTACCACACATAGAACAGTTTTCTCTAGCCCACACATTCATGTTCTATTCCAATTTACTTTAATAACATTTCCTTGTGTTTCTATTATTTGAGGAGAAGTAGAAACCCTAGATTCTAGTGCATCTAAAAATTCTAATTGACTATTAACATTATCTTCATTTAAGTAATCTCTGTGTTCATGCAGACGTTCCAAGAAATCTTTATCTTTTTCCATTAAGTCAACACTAGCACACATAAGGGTCATTAGATTGATAAATGTATCCATTTCTTCTTCATTGTATCCGTTATCAACCTCATACTTAATTTCTATATCTACCTCACCTGTCCAGACACTATCTTTATTTTGTTTAGGGACAAGAACTAAAGCCAATTCATTTTTTCTAATTTTCATTTCTTTTTTATCCTTTCTTTTAACCAATGTATAGGTATTACCCTGTGTGAAAATCTAAAGTTATTCTTCTCGCACCATTGACCATATGTTGTTTTACTGCCCTTGTAAAGTCTATTATTAGTATTAGAGAAAACAAATCTTATATCGTATTTAGGATACTGTTTTCTTACTTCCATGTGCTTTCGTCTGTCTTCGCTATCAAAAAAACCTTTAACTTCAATTATAATTCCGTTATCTAGTATAAAATCAGGTGTGTATGTACGATGTCGTAAATCTACCCAAGGTATTTTTAATTCTTCATATCTTATTTTGTTTTTATTTTCTATTAAAAACTTAGCTGTTAATTCTTCTAGGCCACTTCTGTACCTTATCTTTTTGTTTTTCATGTGGATAAAGTAATGTACTCAACTACAGGTAGTTCTTTTGCTTTAGATACTTTGGATGGTAGTTCTTTTAATGATTCCCAACATGAATTTTTATACCTGCAAAAATAACATTCTTTAGGTAGTACTGTGTTACCAGATGGAACACCCCTATACGTTTCAGGCACAGCTTCAAAACACCTTTGAAATGGCTCGTCATTAACTAAATAATTAATTGTATCTTCTACTTTTTCTATTTCTTTATCTGTATCCATACTTTCAGCAGATACGTATTTAAAATCTCCGTTAGCTTTGTTAACTACCCACCAACCACCAACATCTATACCTAGACCCTTTGCGTATATAGCAAGTTGAGCTACGTATCCAAATGAATCATTTTCATTTAACTTATTATAGTCTGTAAACTTATTAGTATAAGACCAAGCAGACGCAGACTTTATATCATCTACTTTATTGTTTAATGTTAAATCATATTCTCCTGATATTTCTTGTTCTGCTATAGTTGTTTTTACTCGTCCACTATCGTTAAATTCTACGCCAGAAGCTCTAAGTATTCCTTTAAATACAGCTTCAACTATGTCTCCTAGTATCATGTTAATCATAAAGTTTGAAGGCATAGCTTCTGCTGTTTCAGGTTTGTTTTTTTCAAACCATAGTTGGCATTTAGGTCTACCTAAACTGGAAGGCCTCAACTTAAATGCATCCCTAGGTTTCCCTGAGAACTGTCTACGTAGAGATGCTCTCATGTCATCAATTACATTTTCAATTATATCGTCAGACATTACCGATGTGCCTTTGACTGCACCATTTAAGTAAGCTCGTATAGACAGTTCTGCAGGATGGTTCATGTTATGATACACCTTCTAGTTCATCAGGAGCACCTAAGAACTCATCTACTAAGTCCTTATCGTCTTGAGACACTACATTCCTAGAATGTTCTTGAAAGCTATTCATAACATAATCATTATGGTTCTTAACCCAATCTAAGAATGACTGTACCCTATCTGCATCATCTTTAGATAGTTCCTTTGATGCTGAGTTTAATTCAGTAAGTACAGTGTAATACATAGCACCTGTAGGTATTGTTTGTGCTTCTGTAGTAAAAGTAATCGTATGCTGAATAGGTAAATGCCTACGTTTTGCTAACTTATCAAAAGGTTCTCCTGAAGTTTTGAAACTTGTTCTATTATCAATTTCAAATATAAAAGGTATGTTATCTTCAACTTTAATAGTATTACCTAAACTGTCTACAGGTTCGTTAAGTGTGACAAGGCCAAAGATTACTCGCACTCGTTTAATACTTTTAATCAAGGCTTGCATGTCTTTACTTAAAGCATTAAAGTCTTTGATGTATCCTGCAGGTTTACCACAGTTGTAGCTACCATGAGTATCATGTAAGTCACTATTTAAACTGTCAGCCATCACTGTTTTTTGATAATAACCTTTGTTCTCAGGGTTATCATTCTTGCCATTGCCTTGTACGTATCTCTTATACGAGAACCTCTGCATAAAAGGTTGAACAGTTATACTGTTAGAATAAATTACATTTCCATCTGGCATTTCAACAGAATAACATCCTGCTTCAACTACTTCTATGTTTTTCATTTTGCCATTTATTTCCTGCTCTCCCATAATAGCAGAGTGCAGTATCTTTACCCTAGCTAGTGTAGAAGATTTTTTGTCTTCACTTGAACTACTTACATTATCTACTCCCATCAACTTAGACATAGCTGCATAGTTGTTGATATTGTCCATTGTTATAATTTCGTTTTCCGTCATATTTATTTTACTCCTTTATTTAAAAATAGATTTATAGTTATACTCTTATACGTCCTTAGTGTCAAGCCAATTATCTCCTATCTTTGCCTCTAATAGTAAAGGCACATTAAAGTCGATTGCGTAGTAGTCGTAGATAATGTCGTGCAGATTTGAATTAATAGTATTTACTGTCGCTTTCACTTTATCTACTTCATCTGGGTGTATATCAATGACAATCGAATCATGTACTGTGTTTACCAGACAAGACTGTAAGCTGTCAAGTGCTTTTTCAAACTTCATTAATACAACAGGTACAATACACCCTGTAGCAAATCCTTGAACAGGATAATTTTTTATCATAGTAAAGTTTGAAACTGTTCCATTGTTTCTTCTTTGCATGTACTCAAACTCATATTGTCTACCTGAAGGTGTCTGTATTCTATTTGTAGCCATAGCTTCCCTCGCTAATTTATTATGCCATCTAGCTATACCTTTGTACTTTTCATTAAAATGAGTGTAATAAGATGCTTCAGCAGGTGTCCTACCATAGCCACTCGCACCATACAAAGGAGCAAATGTGTGAGCCTTGGCATCTTGTCGAGATGTAGTCTGACCTGCATCCGTAATAATCTTAGCTGTATATGAGTGTACATCAAATCCTGTAGCTACTTCTTCCATAGCTGTATCGTCTTGAGCTAAGAATGCAGCTACCCTAAATTCTAATTGTGCAAAGTCAGCTTCCATTATTTTACCGCCATCCCATCGTGATACAAATACCTTCTTTATAGGGAATGTATTGCCCCTAGGCATATTTTGCATGTTAGGATTACGTCCACTAAATCTACCAGTAGATGTTATATGTTGAGTTAACGCTACATGTAGATAACCATCGTCTTTAGTAAAGATATCTATGCCGTTAACAAATGACGATAGATAAGAATCTAGTGCAGATAATCTTTGTAGGTCAGATAAAAACTTTGATGCCCTAGTATATGTTTCTTCATTTTTAGACTTAGCCCACACACTCAAAATTTCTAGGTGTTTCTTAGAAGTAGAAAAACCATTAGCACT